AACAAGTTAAGGATAGTAACCGATGATTTAGGCAATGCCATTAATACGCAAACCGAAGAATCTTTTAAGTTAAGCCACCAGATTAACGAGAGTACGAAGGAAGGCAATAAACTTTTAGAGCAAAGGTTTGAACTGCATAGAGGTATTGCATCTTTACAGGTTAAGGTAAATGATATTACCACTAATAACCCCGATGCTTTATTAAAGCCTGGTGCAAAACTTCCTAAAGCAACAGGTGAAGATAAAAAGAAGGCTTACGAATTTTTATTTGAGTTCTTACCATTTGACCCCAACGGAGCATTAAAGCCAGAGAACAAGGCCAAACTTATTGATGCTATAGATAAGTACTCAAAAGAGTTTGGCAGCATTTTACAAGGTGCTGATTTTAGAGTACAGCCCGGCGTTATTGATGACAACGATTTAATAGAAACAGCCAAAGCATTTTGGGAAGATTTAAAGAAAGGCATTATTAAACTAAAGCCTCCTAAGTTTTCTTTTGATGCTACACTAATACCAGAAATAAAAGCTCCCAACGTTGCAAATTTAGATGCTCTTATCCGTCCTCCTGAAGTTGACCCCGGTATATTGGATGAGGCGAGGCTAAAAATAATTGGTGACTTCGCTGATATGTACGGGAAGGTTGGCCTTGCCTTGCCGCAGATTGTAAAAGATGCCTTTGGCAAAAAAGTTAACATCGATTCACTTCCAAATTTAGACCTAAAAGCGGCCCTTGAAAAAGAGCTTAACAATGTAAAGGATTTTGTTTCTAACGTCAATCAGGCGGCAAGCAACGCACTTACAACCGGCTTTACAGGCATAGGCGAAGGAATAGCAACAGCATTTGAAAAACAGTTAAGCCCACTACAGGCTATTGGTAGTTCAATACTTCAAACTATTGGCGACTTTATAACGCAAATAGGTAAAGCGTTAATTCAGTACGGTATTATAAAAACAGGGCTGGATAAAGTATTAAAGGCAGGCTTTGCCTTACCAGGTGCGGCGGCTATTGCTATTGGTATTGGTGCAGTAGCCATAGGTCAATTAATCAAAGCAACCAAACCACGTGCTTTTGCTGAAGGTGGTATAGTGTACGGGCCTACTGTTGGTTTAATGGGTGAATATGCCGGGGCAAAACATGATCCTGAAGTAATTTCTCCTTTGAGCAAGTTAAAAAATCTTATTGGTGACGTTGGCGGCGGCAATTTTAACCTTAGCGGTGAATTTAAAATAAAAGGCGACGATCTTGTTTTTGCTTATCAAAGAAACGCACGAAGACATGGGAGGAACTTTTAATGACTACTATCTACCGTATAAAGTTCACCAATTTTGAAGGGAACAACGTTGTAATACATATCACAGACACCACAACAAGCGGAGATGATAGCTTTATTGATCTTAAGGGGCGTGGATTTGTAAAAAGGTGTATTGATAACAGCGAAAATAAATACACCCCTATACGGGCCTTAGAATGTACTATACGCTTTTCTTCTACTGAGCTTTACAATGTAAACACCTTTGCAACCGGTGACGATGATAGGTATAGGGTAGATGCCTTTATTGAGGCTACAAATAGGCCAATATTTAGCGGCTTTCTTGCAATGGATGATTTGCGTGAGCCTTTTTTTGATGCCCCTAATGAAGTAGTATTAACGGCTACCGATAATCTCGGAATATTAAAACAAATCCCCTGGACTGATTTAGACGGCGAAAATCCTAAAGGTTATTACACGATAGCTGAAGTAATCGCATTTTGCTTATTTAAGACCGGGTTTACATTTCCTACAGTGGTATCATGGAACATAATAGAGGAAAATACTACTGAGCATTGGATGGAGAACATTTATATCCATGCAAAAACATTTGAAAAAGAAATTGGAACGTCAATAAGCTGTTATGATGTTTTAGAAAAAGTTTTATACGGTTGGGCTTTTCTTCAGCAACGCAATCAAGCCTGGTGGATTACTTCCATGGATGAAATGGAAGATGTAGATAACTATTACCGGGGTTATGACTTTGACGGAACTATTGACCCTTTGCCAACAACGGCGAACTATTTAAAATACCTAGGGCTAAACGAAACAATAAAATTTATTAATGAAGATCAGTTAAACGGGCCTGTTAGAAAATCGAAATCATTAAAACTTACTTACAATTTTGATTACCCGGCAGAAATTTTAGATAACATCAATTTTGAACGGGGCGATTTTTGGGGTATAATATCTGTACCTCCTGGCTATTCTGCTTATCATTTAGATGATTGGACGGCAAGAAAGAATTTCCCCTCAAGTGGTACACCAACAATAACCCCTTACATCATTAGAAAATTTGATTCTTCTTATGAAATAGAAAGATATGTTGTTATCCCGTCCGTTTCGGGTTCGGATTCTCAGTATATAGAATCTAATCCTATCCCGGTAATGGTGAAGGATAAATTTACATGGTCTTTTGATTATCGGTTTCCTACTAATGCAACCGGCTCAGGAACGAATAGTGACCTTATTAGTTATGTCTATGTAACAAATGGGGTTACTACCTATTCATTAAACACTAATGGTAGTTGGTCTTTAGGCACAGGCTTTTTAATAACGCATCAATACAACAGGGGAACAACGGATGAAAGCCAATGGATGAACGTATCCGTTGAAGCCGAACCGTTACCAATAACAGGAGATTTGTATTGCTGCCTTTTGCGTTCTTCTCTTTACGGCACAACAACAGATACCTATTTTTCTAATCTACAGTTTGATTATACCCCCTATATCGATGGCACTTATAAAAAATTGAGCGGCCAATACAACAAATTCTCCCAAACAGGCAACAACAAAAAAGCCGTTGATGAGGAAGTATTTGTTTCCGATTCTCCTAAACCAATTTTTAAGGGTGCGCTTTTTTACAATAACAGCGGCACGTTTACACAAGTAGGAGAATTTACAAACGATTGGCGGGGTGCGCTGGATTCTTATAAATACGGCAAACTACAGGCGCAGGGAATGTGGAATCAACTTAACCGGCCAATGGTTCAATTAGAAGGAAGTTTAAGAGGGTTAGATACAGGCGGGGCGTTTGGTTTTGACTTTCCCGATTGCACCTGGAAATATTATTTCTCAGATGCACCAGATTACGCAGGTAAATATTTTATGTGTGTAGGCTTTGAGCAAGATTTTTATTCGTGTACATGGAAGGGAACTTTTATTGAGGTTTTCGATCAGGCAATAGGTAAAACAGGTTACGGCGACGACTTTGAATTTAAATACATTGATTGAGGAAAGAGAAATACGGAAAATAGCACTTGAAGAAGTGCGCAGGGGAATGAAAATATATTTCCCTCAACCAACGGTTTATGCTATTGCGAATGCAGCGGCAAATAAAATGGTTGATGCACGTTCTATTTCTACAGGTGGTTATAGCGGGTTTACAACAATAGATACCACTCCTTATGTGCAGACGGTTGATTTAACGCTACCCGATTGTGTAGGGCAGATCACTTATAATATGTCTGTTGGTGTCCCCGATGGCTCAGAAGTAGCTTTTTATTGTGGAGTGGCGGGGTTTAAAGTTGTAGGCGGCGTGTCAACAGTGGAGGCAACAAGTGATATTATGGCCTATGCCCCAGGTGGTGTACTTACGGGAAGTTTGGTATCTATTTCGGGCAATAGTGACGGCGATTTAGAGATTGAATTTATAGGTATTGCAGCCACAGAAATACAGGGACGGTTTACATGGAGTTATGAGGCTGTAGAATTAGTGGCAATAGAGGAGTAAAATATAGTTTATTAAGTAAAATATAATTTAATTTTAGAGCATGGCGCACCCCATAGACGCATTGAAATATAAAGTGTACGGTTTTAAGGATGGGGACTATTATCCTTTTGCCTGTTCACAGTCTATGGAGCTTGCAGAAGAAACGGATATAATACCTACAACAACAGTAGGAACCGGCAAGCGGCGAACATTTACCACTGGGTTTACTTCTGCTACTCTTTCGCTTGGGGGCGTAATGTTTTTAAGGGATTTAGCAGAAACAAAATGGCACATCTTAGAATTTTTTGAAAATGCTTTAATAACGTCAGGACTAAATATTCTTATTGAGTGGAAAGATCAGCAAGATGTTATACAAAACAGAACAGGTTCGGCACTTATAAGAAGTAAAACTATTTCGGGAACAGTTGGGCAGCTTACTAAATGGAATATTGATTTTCAGTTTTCGGGAGACATGACAACCGCAGAAATGATTTTGCCTGTTTTATTAGACGAAGACGGCAATCCAATGTTAGATGAAGACGGCAATCCTATAACAATCGAATAAAAATACAATGGCTAAATTTTCAACTCTAGGCTACACGGATGAAACAATAAGAGAAATGAGGCAAAAGGCCAATTTCTGTGAGTTTAACCCGCAAACGTCTGATTATACCCTTGTTGCTGATGATTGGGGCAAATGGCTTAAAGTTACTTCTGGCAGCGATGTGGATATAACAGTTCCAGTAGATATTTTTCCTGTAGGTGGTGCTTTGCCTGTTATTAGGATGGGAGCCGGAGCGGTTACAGTTGTTCCAGGCGAAGGGGTTACTATTAACTCAGATGGAGAAGATAACGCCATTCCTTCTCAGTATAAGACAGCCTTATTAATTCAAGTGTCTTCTAATACATGGCTATTGCAAGGTATAGGGGCAACAGGTAGTAGCTCAGGCGGCGGGGGCAGCGAATTAACGCAGCTATCCACACCAACCCTAACAATGACAGCGGCTAGTGATACAGCAATTGATTTTAGCTGGACAAATGTGAGCAACGAAAGCAGCTATACGGTACAGATAGCAGAAGATTCAGGGTTTACTACAGGCGTTCAAACAGCTACACCGGCGGCTGATGATACAGCGCACCAATTCACAGGGTTAGACCCCGAAACGCTTTATTATGGACGGGTTAAAGCAGAAGGTGACGGTGTTACTTATTCCGATTCGTCCTATGGTACAGATAGCGAGACAACAGAAGCAAGTGCTGACCCTTACGCTTTTGAAGCCCCCTTTACAGGAAGCGCAGGCCCTCTAAGCGGCTACACGCCTGACTATGGCACAATTGGAACTATTACCGGTTCGCCTGTTTTAGACGGATCAGGGCACTTAACAATGCCTTCTGTTTCGTCTTTCCTTACTACTTCATTTGATCAATCCGCTTTTGCTGCAAGGGTTGATATTTCTTCTATTGCAGATGGAGCTAGTTTTTACTTTTTGATATTAACTGCCGGTTCTGCAAACGCTTATATGAGTGCTATAAGATCGGGATCAAACGTTACGGTGGCTTCTTTCATAGATGACGGTGAAGCTGATAGCGAAGTGATAGCGGTGGCAAGTTTCACAGGGTTCTTAATAACAAGGGATTTAGGCAACCTGAATTTTTATTATTTGGATGGGACAGGTACACCCGTTATGACCTATACAACTACCGACCCTGGGGCAACTTACACGAATATTAAAATGAATAATCTGTCAGGGGCAACAACAACTTTAGATAATGTTAGAATCGTAAATTTATGAGTTTACTAAGTCTTATTGGATCATTTGGAGCGGTATTAAGCGAAGAAGGAATAGTTTCGGACGCTGATTTAAGTTATGAGAGTTCCACGTTTGGCACAGATCAAACTTCTGCCATTCAAGCAATTTTAAATACAGCTTCTGCCTCCAACCCCCTGTTTTTAGCGTGGGATTGTAAAGTAAGTGTAACAGGACTTAGGATTAAATCCTACACACATATTTTAGTACTTCCAGGTTGCGGGGCAATACTTAGAGACGGTTCTGATCACCACTTATTAAGGAACTACAATTGGACAGCTAACAACAATTCAATTGTAGATTATAACATAACAATTGACGGTGGAATTTGGAACGGCAACGGGTGGCGTGGCGGCGTAGCAAAGCAAATACATTCCACACCAACTAAGGGAATGATTGCATGTTGGAACTTTTACGGAGTGCAGAATTTCAGGGCAGAGAATTTTATTCTTATCAATTCACGGACGTTTGCCGGGTTCTTTACCACTACAAGAAATTTAATATTAAACAAGTTCATAGTAGAGAATCAATCAGGGGAAATAAACCAGGATGGTTTTGATATTGTTGGCCTGTTAGACGGTTGCACCATTACAAACGGTGTTATGACTTGTTCTGATGATAGGCTTGCTTTTGGTTCTGATGCTATAGGCGGAGGTTCAGCTTCAGAAGGTGGAGATTTAACAGTAAATACAGGGGTGGCCGGGGTTCAACAAAACATTAGAATAGATAACATTTACTTTAAAGGCGAAGGCAAAGGATTAAGGTTTAATTCGTCTGTTACACAACAAAGGAATGTTTTTGTTTCCAACATATCAGGAACGGCAAGAACTACATGGCTTTATATTGAAAGCTCAAGGAACATAGCGCAAAACCCGGCCTTTGATGTGGTAGATGGTGACGGTAATGCACTCAATATGACCTTTGAAAATATTGATGTAGAAATTTCCCAGGTTTACGGTTACGATTATTTAGTGGATCACCACGGCGAAGTTCAAATAGGCGGGGTATGTAGAAACATACGACTTATAAATTTCATGCGTAAAAACTTTACCCTTTCTTATCCAACGCTTGCAGTGCATAACAATTACGGAACGATAACGGTTAACGGTCTATACTTAGAAGGATATACCGCAATAGAAACCGGCACTTCATTTTCAGGCGATCACATATCAATTAAATCAGGAACGGTAAACGACTTAGTAATTAAAGATGCTGTTATTACTATGGCAGGTAATAACGGGGCCGATTTGCTTTCTATAAAATCCGGCTCTATTGTTCCCGTTCCTAAACTTATAAATATCAGGAGTTCAAATATTACAAACGTATTCGACAACGAGAGCGGAACGGTTACGGCAGTAATGGCCAACGGTATAGATCACGGCGGAAGTTCGGCAGCATTTAACACTGCTAACACTATTGCAAGTTTGGTTTTGACACATTGGCGAGGCACAACTAAAACAGCGGGAACATTTACCGCAACAAGCGGAGACGCTTACTAATGACAACGACAACCATAACCCAGTTAAGAGCGTTAACAAGCCCCGCAACAACGACACGGTATTTTTTGGCTGATGTAGGCAAGGAAGGAATTTTTAGATATGATTCAACGGATAAAACAAGCAAGGACGATGGATTAAATGTAATTGTTAGCGGCAATGGAAAACGATTTAAAAGAATATTAATAAAACCCGAAATGCTATTTGCAACAATCGTGAGTACAGGCGGCACAACAAGCAGCGGAGGCGTTACACCTTCGCCACCCGTTCAACTGTCAACCCCTACTTTATCAGCTAGTGTTATAAGTAGTACACAAATAAATTTAAGTTGGACTAATGTAGCGAATGAAAGTAGTTATCAGCTTGAAAGATCAGCAAACGGTTCTACGGGATGGAGCACAATTAACAGCCCCGCTGCCAATGTAACGACTTACTCAAATACCGACCTTACAGCATCAACAGCCTACTATTATCGTATTAAAGCGGTTGGCAATGGCACAACGTTTACTGATTCAGGTTATGGTACAGCAAACGCCACCACAAGCGCAAGCGGTGAATTAACTTATACTGAAGTTTATGCAAGTTCTTACGGTGTAAATAAAACCAATACAGCGGCCCAAAACGATGTGGCCCTGGCGGCCATGAACACGGCTTTAAGAGGCACTACACCCTACAGGATTCGTTTTGATGATACAGCGGGTAACGGAACTATTAATTTCAATAACATTGACAACGGCGGGACAGGGTTTTTAAATGGCATAAGAGATTTTGAAATTATAAACGGAGCTAGTACTAAATGGCTACCGACTTATGAAGCTCCATTTTTTACGAATAAAAATTACCAGACTTCTAACGGGGCTAGTTTCTTAATGGGCATTCAGCTAACCGCTAATGCTTCTGCAGGGGCTACTAAACTTTATGTTACATCAACAACCGGATTTAGTGCAGGTGTACGTTTTCAATTACAAGGCAGGGAAAAGCAATTTGCAGGCGTTCCTCAAAACCCTGAGTTTTACGAACGGTTAGTAGTGTCCTCTATTGGTTCAGACGGCGGCGGCCCTTATGTAATTACTACAACCCCTATAGCTCACTCTTATAACATAGCCTGGAAAGATTTTGTAAACTATGCCGGTGAAGCGTACACCATTGGCAAGCCTCGTATTTGGCTGGATGATAACGGTAGCTTTCATACGATCAATAGCGCAATATTTAGGGGCGGTTCTTACGGTGTGGCAAATGGTACAGGCGTTTTTATTGTCAATGCTTACCGTGTAGAAGTACACGATGCGGCTTTTGATCCTGACATGAGCATTTGGCCTTCTCAGAACGAATACTTTTTATTAGATGGCACAAGTGGCGGTAACGTGGAGATTGATAAAATGGTAGGCACTTTTGAAATGGTAGATGCCAACCACTCAGAACCTAGCGGGGCCACATCTTGCAAAGTTTTAAAGATCACTGATTCTACAACAGAATATACAAACGTTTCGCCTCTAACGGCAATCTTTAACGGTCACATACTTAACAGGGGGTCAAATAGCGGCCCTTGTATTTACCCGCAGCCTGAAGGCATGAGTACGGAGTATATGAGCTTTCAAAATTGCACTTATACAAGCCTGAACGATGACGGTATGGTGGATGTGGGGCATACAATGACATTTACCATAGATGGAACTAACATAACAACCAACGGTACGGATATCTTGATACCTGATAACTCCACTTATAATTGGATAGTAAAGGGAATGATTTACGGGCTGAAACTTTGGAAAACGGACGGTAGCAAGTTTGCCACCGAAACAGACGTTGAATTCAACGGCACTAAGTACGTGCTAAAAACTACAGGTGCAACTTTCGTTACCGGCGAAGAATGGAATTTTCCACGGACTATGTATGTAAAAGATTTAGGCGGTAATGTTTCAGGTAGGGCCGGTACTCCATTTTTACATGGCAATGTTGCAAGATGGAAAGGCAACACAGGTACACACGTAGGAGCAAGGAATATAGTTTGGAACCAGAACGATCTTAGATGGAATGGCAGCGATATGCATAACATAACAATGGTGGGGCATATTCAAAGCATAACCATTAATGTAACCACGGCTAAAAGCGGTGTAGGTATTACTATTTATAAGAACGGTTATGATGGAACCGACAACAATAGAATTGCATGGATAAACTTAGGGCAGACAGGAACCAGGACTATCACTACTTCAGGGTTCACGCCTTTAAGTGGTGACATATCCGGCCCTAATTCTATACCTACAGGCTTTTTAAATGTTTTGGCTATAAGTACAAGCGGCGGGAGCACTTCAGACTTGCCACAATTCACCATAACAGTAAATAATTTTTATCCGTATCAAAATAGTGCGGTTGCGCCATAAAAAAACCGACCTCGTTAGAAGTCGGTTAAGGGTAATGTGTTCACCAACCGCCCACCAATAGAACGAAATGAAAACAACAATAATAAAGCCAGACTGCAATGGATCAGTTATTAAAAGATAAGATGGACGGACTTGAGAAGGATATGAGGGATTTGAGTAGCAAAATGGGGAATCTCTACATAGCTATTTTGGGTAGCGACATTACCAAAGACGGTGGGATGGTTGGCCGTATCATTCAGCTTGAAGCGCAGGTTAAAACGCTTGAAAGCAAAGTTGAAGAAATGGAAACCGCAAAAGTAAAAACAGAGTTGTACGTGAAGATAATGTGGGGGATGGTCGGCGCTTTTGCTTCCGGCATCTTCCTATATGTACTCAATTTAATCTTTTATAAAAAATAATAGCATGAGCAACATACAAGAATTAGCAAGCAATTTTTTCGGGAAGTTTTCTTATCGGGGTGTGTTAGCCGTCCTGATAACTGTAGGGTGTTTTGTTTTCTTATTTGCCCTTCTTTATAAACCTATCCCGGCAGAAAATCAAAGTGCTGTAAATGTAGCACAGGGTTTTGTTTTATCTGTCCTTGCAATGGTGGCCGGTTATTATTTCGGCTCATCAAAAGATAAGTCAGATGTAGACAAGGCAAACAATGTATCTAATATCATTCAAGCTGGAACAGATCCAAAATTATGAGACACATGCTTGCTTTTATATTTTTTGTGTTACTGGCTCTGGCTATAGTGTCTGAATTTTTTTAAGTATGGCTACTAAAGTACCTGCATGGGCGAAGGGTTATTTAAAGGTAAAAAACGCATGGATAGCGGGTACTGCCTTATTTATTGCCGTATTGGTAGCCATGTTTTTTGGCGGGTGGAGCATAAGAGAAACAAAAAAAGAACTTGAACCACTACAGAAAGAGAACAAGGATTTAAAACGGGATATAAAAGTATTGGAGCAAAAAAGAATATCGGATAGTATAAGGCTTGACAGCATAGGCGAAGCGATGGAAAGAAATAATGAGCAGCGGAGCAAACAATTAATTATTTACAGAGAAGCAACTAAAAAGAATGTTGAAAAAATTAATAGTCCTGGTTTTTCTAACGATGATATACGCAACCAGTTTCGCTCAAATTGATACTGTTGTTTTATCCCGTAAGGATGCTATAAGGGTTTTAACAAGACTTGAAAACCTGAAGGCTGATAGTGTGGAGTTGTCACTTAAAAAACAGGAATTAGGGGAGCTAAAGAACTACAGCGATCAGCAAAAAGTATCCATTGTAAACCTACAGGATAAAAGCAGGCTACAGGATTTGCAGATTGGAAATTTAAACGAGCAATTGAGCATAACAACAAAAGCACTTAAAAAACAGAAACGTAAAACAATATTAACAACGGTGGCAGGTATTGGCGTAACTGCTTCACTCGTTTTTTTTATAACCGCCTTTAAATAGGTGCGCAAAAATCAAAAATGCGAACATATCATTTAGAACGTGTACGCAAAAACGAAAAATATTAACTCTTAAAAAATACAATTATGAATCTATTATCAATTTTCGCAGGCGGGTTAATCATAATACCCTTTATCACTTTATTAGGTGCGCTTATTTTCGGTTACCAGGCATACAAAGCACATAACAGCAATTCAACTACAGCCAACAAAACAGGCAGGTATGATAACACCGGCAACGTTCCCTATACTTCTATAGGTCAGTTTTGGTTTTCGGTTGCTTTATTTATTGCTACTGCAGTTATCATTTGGGCAATGTATAACGACAAATGATTTGGGAGTTTATTTATATCGTCCTATGCATAATCTTGGCCTATTTCAATTGGAAAGTAATAGAGGCTGATAAGCGTGTTTATCATGGCCTTAATGGTGTGTTTCATCTTGTTTGTTGGGCGGCGTTCTACCTTATAACAAGAAACATTATACTAACCGCTGCCCTGCCTTTTATTGCCAGGTTGTTTTTTGATGTGATGCTCAACTTATTCCGTGGCCTACCTGTTTCTTACGTTTCCTCATGGGTTAAAAATAATAATCCGAGAGCAAGCAAAACAGACCGTTTGGAATGGCAAATATTTAAGGACGGACTAGCACCAAAGGCTATTTATTTAGTAATAATAATTGCGCTTAACGTATGGAATGCATTCACATGAACACCAAACCAAAGATTGAATCTACTAAAGACAACCGCATAATGGTAGTTCAAAAATGTACTAAATGCGGTAAAATATTAAAGTCATGAAACAAGATCCAAAATTCATAAGCGCTAAGCAAAAATATGAGATAAGGTATATCGCTAGGTATTACGGCATACCAAAAGAAGTAGTTGCAGATGTGGTTTGGTATGTTGGAGTGAGCAGGGCAATTACTTACAAGATTTTAGAGCACATGGGTTATGTAATTAAGAAAGTAGAACTGGATAGCAGGCAAAGAAAAAAGTATGAAAATGTTTTAACTAAAATGGGTAGAAATGGATAATCAACTAACAGCAAACTTTCACATTAGAGAGTTTAAATGCAAAGACGGTACTGAAGTTCCCGAAAACCTACGTTGTAACGTAATGGTGTTAGCTCACAATCTGCAAGTGTTAAGAGATGAAATAACGAAGCTGCAAAAGAAAGATACACCCTTACATATTAACTCAGGTTATCGCACACCGGCATATAACGCAAAGCTGGAAGGATCAGCGGTACAATCGCAACACCTACAGGCAAAGGCGGCTGATATAACGTGCATCGCTTATTCGCCTAAGCAGATAGCCGACATGATAGAAAGGCTGATAAAAGAAGGCAAAATGAAGCAGGGGGGACTTGGCCGGTACAAGGGATTTACTCACTATGATGTGAGGGATAAAAAAGCAAGATGGGGAACAAATTAAACTACATACAATGAAAAAGCTAATTACTCTTTTACTAATCGCAATTTCTTTTACCTCATTTGGTCAAACAATTATTGCCACTACTCCAACAGACGGCGGGGTGGTAACGCTAACTAATAATTTATATGTTAGTGCAACTTTAGACCAAACGGCCTATGCAGTTGTTTTCTCTATTGATCCTTCAGGAAAAACAAAAGTATTGAACGGCAAAAACAAAAACTTATGGGCAGGGGTGGCCTTCCCTTCAAGCAGGGGCAACTATATGTACTATGAATTAACTTCTATTTTAAACGGTATTACTCCCGGTGAACATACATTAAGGATAGACGTTTATGGGGCAAATTTCAGAGACTTAACAGATACAAGAGAGATAACGTTTGTGATGCTGTAAAGACATTCCTTTATGGGATAACCCTTGTAAAACAAAATTTGTGGCGGCAAGGGTTTTTTATTTTAAGTACCTGCCCTATGCATCCCATAGGTCAGTTTTTTTAGTTATATTCGCCTTGTAACTTATATATATATTATAGCAAAGCCTTCTATTTCTATAGGGGGCTTTTTATTATATTTGCTTATCGGCAGCAGAACGTAATCAATCGTTCCCCAACGACGACGAATTTACAGGCATCTAAGGATGTCTGTTTTATTTAACCTTCCTCACCACCCATTTAACAGGAGCACTAATTAACCAGAACAAACCCTTTAATACTGCTTTTGCTATTTCTAAACGCATAAAATAATTATCTTAGAGTGATGCAAGTAGCTACAGAAACACAAATTAAGGCAAGTGATTTGAGAATTGGAAATTGGGTTTTACATGAAGGTAAGATGTATAGAGTTATTTGGCGAGATTTAGGATTTGAAAAAGTCAACTTTGAACCCATCCCTTTAACCCCTGAAATATTGGAGAAGGCAGGGTTTAGTGATTTCAATAAAGATGAAAAATATTTTATTGGCAGATTCAAATTGGTGAAAGAAAAAGATAATTATAGATTATCGCAAAGTGTCAGCTCAGTGTATTTACCAGTAGCTAACAAAATTCAATACTTACATCAATTACAAAATATTATACATTCCATTACAGGCCAAGAACTAACCATTAACCTCTAAATTTTTTGCGTCCTGTTTTGAATATCCTTTACATCAATATCCAACCCTAAAGAGCGAATATATTTAGCTGTTGTACTTATATCATTGTGCCGCAGCAACTTCATTATATCAATCAATTTTGCCCCTGCTTTAGCTAAATGCGTAGCCCTAGTGTGGCGAAAAGAATAAATAGTGTGATCTTCTGTAAGCCCTGCCAGCTTCCTAATAACCCTGAACTTCTTTGCAAAGTAATTCTTCCCGAACGGTTGGCTATCTGGCTTGCCTTTTATACTAAATATATAATCTGTTTTCTTCGCCTTAAAAAGCCCCATTTCTTTCATTACTTCCTTTAAGTTAGGATCGATCGGTATTAATTCATCTCTGCCTGATTTGGTGGCCTCTGCCCTGAATGCAAATAGTTCCCCATCCTCTATTATGTCACCTACTTTAATAGCTGCAAGCTCTTTCTCAGACCTTACACATAGGTAGTAAACAAATTGAACGGCGCACCATAAATAAGGGTCATTGGCTTTTATTATTGCCGTTACTTTAGGGAATAGCTGTTTATCGTAGTACTTGTGCTTTTTACTTTTTGATTTAAGGCTTTCGATAAATTCTACAGGGTTTTTTTCTATTATTTCTTTCTTACGTAGAAACTCAAAGACGGTATAGATAAATCCTTTTATGTTGTTGTATTGCCGGTTGCCCCACTTCCTTACCTGTTTGTTTTCTTCAAGTAAGTTTTCAATATGGGCCTTTCTTACTTTGGCTATCGGTTGATTAAGTAAGTTCTTTTCGGCAAAGTAGGATCTTATTAATTCCACAGCATAGCCGTAACGGTTTACGGTTGTTTGTTCCAGACCTCTTTTGGCGTACTTCTCTAAAAAAAATTCAAGGGCTTTTTTAATTGTAATTGCACCCGGGGCGGCTTCGCCATCCAATGCCAGGTTAATTTGGGCCTCCTCAAATGGATTGTAACCACGTTCAAGGGCTACAATAACCCCTCTTAATACTTCCTCTGCATAGTGTTCATCTTTGTACCGGTTGATGTTTTCGTTCACTATAAACCGCTTCCATTCCCGGCCCTCAATGGGTATTAATTCAGCGGGAACACGGTAATAAAATTCAATGTACCAACGTTTGCCCTTTACAAGTTTGGGTGGTCTGTAGTGGTGGTACTTCATGGGTCTGGTTGTCGCACTTTTGTCGCAGTTTGTATTTAAAAAACGAAAACCCGCTGTGGTGGCGGGTTTCAAGAGTTGCGAAGGGGAGGATCGAATTGCCATTATGTACCTTTTTTTTGTTGTCGCTATTGATTATCAGTCAATTTTCGGAAGGGGTACGGATTAAGTTGAGGCGGTTTTGTGGCGGTTTTGTGGCATTATTTCTCCTGACAACTAAACGATAAATGTGCATTCGTTACCGGATCGTACCAGTTCATAGAATCTATTTGATTGGTGCAAACCTCCTGAACAAAGGAGCCTCCCATTTGCTTTATTACGGTGCAATCATAGCACTTTGTTTTCGGCTTGTCGCTGTCTTTAGTGCAGGCTAGTAACCCCGCTGCAACTACTAATGTAAAGATGTATTTCACGCTGTAGATTTTCAATGATTTTAATTAAGTGGTTGTACTTATTTGTCTAAGTTTCTAATGTTGTTTTAACCTTAATGATGAAACAAAACTCCTAAATTGGATTTTATCCACTCCTTGAAAAACAGAGTATTACTTAACCCCTGTTTTTTAAATGTGTGTAACCCGATGACTAACGATTCGATCCCTAAAAACAAATGCCTTCATTGCCCGTTTGAACTTCATTGCCCTATTGCTTGCCTCCCGATGGACGAGAAAGAGGGCCGCTGCGACCTTTTTGGTTCAATTCCTCAATGCGCTTCTGGGTATTACCCGTTGACTGATCCGATTCGTCTAAAACTGGTGACTGTGTGCGATAATTAAGCTCCTTAAACATTTGCACTAATTCCAGGTTTGCCCGTGTTATGTCTTTGTGTGCGTCTGCTAATGTTTTATTGGCAGACGCTAATATTTTATTGCTTTCTATTAATCCCAATAGATCGCCGTTTGTTGGCGTTTGGTTTTCGTCTTTTGTTTCATGTGGAACTTGTTCTATTTTATCTATCCAACTTTTTAGAAGTTTTTCGTCGGGGCTTTTTGGCTGCAATCCATCTTTAAACCATTTGTAAATCCTGGCAGAAGGTATGCCCGTACCTCTGGACAATTGGGCTACACTTATGCCCTTATCATCCATTATTTCTTTTACCCTGTCTTTGGTGGTTTTATCGCTCACTTAAAAAAAAGTTCTATTTTTTCTAAAATAAATTTGGAAGTAATTCTAAAAGTTCTATTTTTGTTTCTACAAAGTTGTAGACATAAAATTAGAAACAAATGGTAACAATATCCAATAAGGCTCAAAATAAGTTAACCGGCAATCAAAGGGCTATTGGTCGATTGATGGTTCTTTTCAATTGCCACTCAAAAACGGTTGAGCGCATGATTGATAAAAAAGATATAAGGCTGACCACTCCACAAGCATTGGAAATTATAAAAGAGGAAACGGACTTAAACGAAGATCACGTGTTAACTCAAACTCGGGTACGTGCTTAAAAACGGACACTATAAAACTAACCTCCCATTCCAATTACTACCAAAAACCAGAGCTATCATTTAACTAAAACTTTTGGAAATGGAAAACAATGTGTTAGAAATGTTTAACAAAAAGGCTGCAAGGCAGAGAGATAAAGAGAGGAAAGAGTACATGATGTATGTAGCCTTTAACCTTCGCCAACTGGCAGGGCAACAGGCCACAGTTATAAGGATGGATTCAACTAAAAAACAGTCAGCTTAATGGAAAGGGAATTAAAGTTTAGGGCGTGGCATTCATTCGCAAGTGAAATGTTTTACGATACGCCTGCAAATATTTTCCGCTGGGTTGAAGAAAGACAACCTGTAATTGTAATGCAGTATGCAGGCATTCGAGATATGGCCGGTAATGGAATTTACGAAGGTGATATAATGTGTTACGGGCATGGCAGAACGTTCTATGTTTCATTTCAGCCGGGGTATGGTTTTGTGGCAACCTTTTCAGAAACAAGCCATAATTCAATGATACCGATTCAACACTTTCTTAGAATTGGAAACATCTACGAACACGAACACCTACTTAAATAACCATGCAAAAGTCACCGCTTCGAATAGCCGTAAATAATCTAACCCCTGAGCAAAAGACAGCAGAGGCAACAGCTGACAGGTTAATAGCTAAATGGAAGGTGACACCCCTTTATAAACTTCCTAAAAACAGAAAGAAATGTTCGACCAAATAGACGAATGCCCGATAAACGATGATTACAAGCAAAGGCAGCTTGACACAATGGATTTGATTGAGTGGTTGCATATCAATCATCAAAACAGGATAAGAGAAGAAGCTACACAGCTTTATTTGGAAGAGTGCGAGGCAACGGGAAGCCTGTCAAACGCTGAATTTAAATATTTCAGACACCTACACTTATACTTATAAAATCATACATCATGGATTTAAGCATCAACATCGAAGAAATGGTTAAAAGAGAAATAGAAGAAATGGATATTCCTTCTATTGTCAAAAGCATTGTAAATAAACTCATATCCGATGATGTGCGAAAGGAGATAAATAAAATAGTTCAAGAAAGCTGCAAGCGAATGGTTAACGCTGAAATTATGAAGCAATTGGATGGCGAAGTTGAAACCGATAACGGATGGGGCGACAGAAAAAAGTTCAACTCTTTTGAAGATATGTTTAGAGCAGAATTTAAAAAACGCCTCGACGGCCAATACGAAATAAAAAGAGTGATTGAAAGCGCAGTAAAAGAAAAGGTATCTGACTTATTCAAAGAAAAACAAAAAGAAGCTATAGATAAAGTAGTAAAAGAATTGACCAACAGCCTATAATCTATAAAATCATTTTTTATGCAACTAACAATTGAAAAGAAAGTAGAACAAAAAGAGTTTGTTGAAGTACCTGATGGCTTTTACAAATATGGCGATTCTTTATTTAAAGTGCTTGGCAGTATATGCCTTTACGTTTACCCCGAAAGACAACACGGTGATTCAGAAATAAGACGCCTTACTCCTAAAAATAGCAGCGGTTTAATTGCCCTTGCTCTTAAAGGCGAAATGATAACAGAGGAAGAATTTAACGCAGTGTATTACGCAGAACACAATGCCCAGGCTGCAATCGTTCAACCGAAACTTTTAAAGACAGCATAACAAGTTTAAAGCATCGTAATGAAAGTGCTAGTTGCATGTGAAGAAAGTCAGGTTGTTTGCAAAGCGTTTAGAGCGTTGGGCCATGAGGCTTATTCATGCGACATACAAGATTGTTCAGGCGGTAAACCCGAATGGCATATTAAAGGTGACGTATTAGATGTTATAAATGGCGGTGCTTTTACTGTTGCCGAAGGCTATTCTTTCGCAGATGAAGTAATTGTTTACGGTTGGGATTTAATGATAGCCCACCCTCCATGCACGTACTTAACAAATAGCGGCGTTCAACATTTATACAAGGGCGAAAGGTGGAAGGATTTAATTTATGGTGCTGTATTCTTTAGAAAGTTATTAGATGCTCCTATTCCTTTTATAGCTGCTGAAAACCCGATACCTCACAAATACGCCTCAGCGATAATAGGAACGAATTACAGCCAGTTAATACAGCCTTATGAGTTTGGGCATACAGAAAGAAAAGCAACCTGCCTATGGCTTAAAAACCTGCCTCTATTGGTTGCAACGAACAACGTAAAAAAGGAAATGGATTTATTACCAAAGAGCCAGCAACAACGACTTCATTATTTATCCCCTGGACCTGAACGGGCTAAACTAAGATCAAAAACATTTGAGGGAATCGCTCAGGCTATGGCTACTCAATGGGGACAATACTTACAATTAAAACAAACAGCGTGAAACTAATCATCCTATCACTTCTCTTTTGCTCATGCTCTGTATTGCGTCCTAAAGAGGGATGCCCGGCAAATGATTATCGCAACATTCAAAAGCATGATGCTAAGAAGTTCAAAGTTTTAAAGATCACACCCAGGGGCGGCTACTACTTAGTAAAATTTAAAGAGGTAAAGGCACTTCAAAATACTTACGAGCTAAGAAAGTATGAATGTTTACCCGATTCTATAACACTTGGAAATATTGTAGAGATATGAGAACGCTTCTAGTATTTATAATATCATTTTTCGTTTGCTACTGCTTAACTGCTTTTATCAATCTAAGTTTTGATCCGTCAACATGGACAATGGAAGGCAGATTGCTTTTTGTATTTGTATCAATCTTTTTTTCAGGAATTGTAGCGAAGGCTTACGAAGAAATATATGAGGACTAAACCATGAAAAGAATACTAACAGCCATTAAAGTAATTGTAATTCTATTGATGTACAGGAATCAACAGTGGTAATGAAAACATTAATACTTACATACCGATGTGTAACAACAATAGTGTTTTCTCCTTTGCTTGTTCTATGGTCAATGGTTGACGGTTTAACTAAAAGAAAATGTTCTTAGCCGGTGTAACGATAGTATCAATATTCTGGTTAGCCATAGGCTTTGATATGAGGGCAGCGGTAAAGAAAGCAAAGAGAATAAAAGAGGGGAACGAAGTAATAAATAGGGTGTTGGAGAAAGTTATTTGAAATGATGGGGTGGCGATTCCGGTCGGAGGTTGGAAGCGGCGTACAAAATAAAACTTAGTTCGCCGTGCGATGGGTTCGATTCCCGTGCCATCCACCAATAGGTAGAATGCCGCAGTCACGGCGGTTGTGACCTCTGCCGAAGCGTATAAGGTTAGCCTTTTACTTATGCGTAGGATAATGCCAAACGAAGGCAATTTTTAAAAATTGTTCTTTAAATAATTGGAGCTAAGGAACGTCAAGGTCAAGTACAATCCTGGCAACACGGTTTTAGCCCCAAAACTCATTAGCGTGAGAGGTTTATAAGATCGACACATTAACCGGCAGTCCTACACGCTAACGACATTTTGCGGATGGCTCCAAAGGTCGGTAAAGTAGCGGGTGACGACCTGCAAAACAAATCCACCCTCCGCAAAAGTTCTTTTCATAGGTCAGTACAGTTAATATTGAAGGTAACGGCCTGCTTTTCTTGGCGGGCCTTTTATTAAAAACAAACATTATGATAACAAAACTTGGTAATAAAAACATGCTGTTAGATTTTCAGGCTAACAGGTTGACATATCTCGATTCAAGATTTTATATAACTGAAGCGGGCGGTTATGTGACTTCAGTTACTACTTACCTGGAAGCGTACCCGAAAAGCGCATCATTTTACGAATGGCTTAAAAAGGTTGGTGATGATGCAGATGAAATAAGAGACGAAGCGGGGCGCAAAGGTTCAGCGGTGCATGACCTTACAGAGCGTTACGATAACGGCGAAGAGGTATCGCTAATGGATGAGAACGGATTTATTGCTTATAAGTTGAATGAATGGGCCATGTTTGAAAAATATGTTGAGTTCAGAACGAAGCATGAAACGAATGTTTTGCATAATGAGCTAAATGTAGTTTCTGATAAATACAAAATGGGTGGAACCATTGACCGGGTAATGGTAATAAATGGCAAGATATACTTAGTTGATATTAAAACCTCTAACGCCGTTCACGCTCACTACTGGCTGCAATTATCAGCCTATAAAAAAATGCTTGAAGAAAAACAGCCTGATTTAAAACTGGATGGTGTAGCTATCCTTTGGCTTGCCGCTAAGACCAGGACAGAAGGTAAAGCCGGTGCCATACAGGGTAAAGGCTGGCAGCTTATCACATGCGAGGACGCAAACGAACAGGCCAAACACTGGCAACTCTTTAAAGCCTGCCAACAACTCTGGCTTGCTGAAAATGAAGATCAGAAGCCAAGGCAACTCACGTATTCTTTAACACATAAATATTCATAACATGGGATTAAACAAAGAAACAGGACGAAAAAATTTTCTAACCATTGGCAATGGTAGACTTGTCCTCCAACATCAGAATCCAATTGAAGGCGTAACAACTGAGCGGGTAAACAAAAACGGTAAAACGGTACACGAAGAAATGTTTACCTCAATTACCGCAATGATCACAAACATTCAATCTAAAGACACGCCTTTTGGCCGTGTATGGGAAATTGAATTGACAGATGCAGGCGAATCTTATCTTCTTTCTTTTAACTACAGCAGCCGTTACACGAATAATTTTTTTCGTGCGCTGCCAAACATCGATCTCCAAGAGCCGGTTAAAATTGCTCCTTGGAGTATGGTAGACAAAAAGGATTCAAGTAAAACTGTTATCGGATTAAGTATAAGCCAGAATGGAAATAAAGTTCCCTACAAATGGGATAAAGACAATCCCGGCGAATTGCCAGAAATGGAACAGGTAAAAAGAAAAGGCAAATTAGAATGGGACGACACTAAGCAACTTGATTTTTTTGAAGCGATGGTAAAAAATGAAATACTGCCCCAGATCAATGCCGGTAAGTATGATGTAGTTGCTGAAACCGTTAACGCAAACGACGAAGCTCCGTTCTAATGCAGTTAAGAGATTACCAAATTAAAAATTCAGCCGAAGGCCTTGCCATACTTAAAAGGTATGGCTTGGTCTACCTGGCTTGTCAGGCGAGGACAGGCAAAACAGCAACGGCGTTGAATATTGCTAAAGAGTATGGGGCGAAGAAGGTTTTATTTATCACAAAAAAGAAAGCGATTGGCAGCATCAAAAAAGATTTTGAAGCATTAAAGCCCGGTTATGATTTGTATGTTATCAACTATGAAAGCGTACATACCATAACTGAAAAATTTGATTTTGTGATAATTGATGAATGTCATTCTTTAGGCCAGTTTCCTAGACCGTCTCAAGGTGTTCAACTAATCAAAAAACTTTGTGAGGGTTTACCGATTGTTTATTTATCGGGTACGCCGTCTCCTGAATCATTTAGTCAACTGTTCCACCAGTTTTACGTCTCCTCATGCTCACCTTTTAAGGAGTATGTCAACTTTTACAAATGGGCGAATGATGGCTTTGTGAAGATCAAAAAGAAGATGATTAACGGGATTCCTTTCAACGATTACAAAGCAGCCAATAAAGAGAAGATTGATCAATTCACGAAACATTTATTTATCACTTTCTCACAAAAAGATGCCGGTTTTATGCAAGAAGTACAGGAAGAGATACTAACGGTTAAAATGAAAAGCCAGACTTACTGGCTTGCAAATAAGTTGCTACGTGACCGGGTGCATATTGGTAAGCAGGGAGAAGAAATTATTGCTGATACAGGCGTAAAGCTGCAAAACAAATTACACCAAATATTTAGCGGCTCAGTGATTGATGAGAAAGGAACGCCAATTGGATTTGATGATACTAAAGCCCGGTTCATTGCTGAAAAGTTCGCCGGTAAGAAGATAGCCATCTTTTACATATTCCGGGCAGAGCTTGAAATGTTACGATGGGTGTTTAAAGGACGGATTACTGATAGTCCTGAAGAATTTAACAACTCTTCAGATTTAGTTTTCTGCTCACAAATACAAAGCGGCTCAATGGGCACTAACCTTTCAACCGCCGAGGCCCTGATCTTTTACAATATTCATTTCTCTAACCTTCAGTACTGGCAAGCAAGGGAACGTATGCAATTACAGAAACGGGAAACACCTGCTTTATTGTATTGGGTATTTAGTGAGGGTGGTTTGGAAAGTAAAATTTATGATGCGGTGGCACAAAAGAAGGACTACGTTATTTCATACTTCCGTAAAGATTTTTTGGTTACTGAATTAAAAAATATTGCCTAATGCTGATGCCATTACCTGAGCTAATGGATTACTTCTTAAAGAAAAATCCTGATGCAACAATTAAAGATTGGATCAAACTTTTAAAAGAATTGCGTAATGAGACAGCTTGAATCAGCACTAGAGCGCAGATATTCTAAAATGCTGCATGAAGCCGGTTGGTGGGGTACTAAGCTAATTAACACCTCAACCCCTGGAATACCTGACAGGCTTTTTATAAAACAGGCAAGGGTAGTATTTATTGAATTTAAAATACCCGGCGAAAGACCTAGACCACTACAAAAATATGTTCAGGAAAAAATACAGGAACAAGGCATTGAGGTAGTGGTAGCATCTTCTAAAGAAGATATTGAGCATTTATTATAATCCGAACTACGAAGTAAAGGGTACACCAACTTTTTAATAACAAAATTTAACAGGCCGGTTCCAATGACAAACTTATTATCTGTAGCAAAATCATTCACTAAGAAAGGCATCTCTGTTATCGCTACCGATGCAAGCAAAAGGGCAGTGATGGCATGGAAGCCGTATCAGTCGGCAATAGCTACAGAGGTGCAATTAAAAGAGCAATTTGAGAACGACAGAACAAAAGGGCTGGCTATCATTTGCGGGGCGGTTAGTGGCAGCTTGGAAGTGATTGATGTTGATGTAAAATATGATACTTCTGGAACGCTGTTTGAAAACCTTATGTCTGAGATAGCTGCCTATTCAATGGAGTTGATCAACCGCTTAATGGTGGTGCAAACCAAGTCAGGCGGCTATCATATTTATTACAAGTGCGAGGTTATAGAAGGTAATCAAAAATTAGCGCAGCGGCCAGCCACAGAGGAAGAGATAAAGGCAAACCCGAATGAGAAAGTTTTAGTACTTATTGAAACCAGAGGCGAGGGCGGTTATGTATGCGCTCCACCTACTGAAGGGTACACATTGAAGCAAGGAAGTAGCATAAAATCAATCACTCCCTTAGAAAGGGAGTGCTTACTTGAGATAGCCCGGTCTTTTAATCAGTACGTAGTAGAACAGCCGAAGCCATATCAGGCCCGGACGCAAATAGAGGCTTACGCTACTACTCCGTGGGAGGATTACAATTTACGTGGGGTTGAGAATATGTTATCGGTATTAGAAAAGCACGGTTGGAAGGTTGTAGGCAACCGGCCCGATAAGATAATATTCGGCCCGGCAATACCGACAGCAAAAGCAGCGGCGACTATTCTTATACTCATAACCTCTTCTCTGTCTTTACTACAAGCTCTGTCTTTGAGCCTTCACCAAAGGCCTACAAACCGGCGGCGGTGTTCACGGTGCTTGAATGTAACGGAGACTTTAGAGAGGCCGCTAAAAGGCTTGCCTATATGGGTTACGGTGAAAAGAAAGTGCATTATGATGGCAAGCTTGAAAAGAAGATATTTCAAAAGAAGCTGGAAGGGTACGAAAAAGCAGACCTGCAAAAAATAGTACAGGGTGATTTGCAAAATTCAGATGCAGAAGCGGAACAGATGGAAAAGCAATGGGGCGAGAAGATTTGCGCTTTTTGGGATGTTTATATCGACAGTGATAATAAAAAAAAGATCAGTATTAATAAGAGCCGGTTTATTCGGTTCCTTAATGAAACGGGGGGCTTTGGCCTTTACTTCTATGATGTGAACTCCACCATTTACCGGGTGATCCGTGAAAGCGAGGGTTTTGTTGAGGAAAGCAGCACCGAGCAAATGAAAAAGTTTATGCTAGGTTATATTGAAGGGCTACCAGATATTTTCGACAATGGCACCACACCTGAAGCCCTGACCGAACTAGTTATCAAGCAATATGCGGCGTTGTTTAATGAAGGGTTTTTAGAGTTCCTCCCTCACATGAAACTGGACTTTTTGCGGGATGAAAAGGCGCTCGGTTACTTCCCTTTTAAAAATGGGGTTGTTGTGGTGGATGCGGGCAAAGTTGATTTAAAGACCTACTCCGATGTAAATAAGGTTATTTGGCGCAACCAGGTTAAGGACTTCCATATTACAATTGATCAACAGTTTGCGCCTGATAGTTGCGAGTATTACCGTTTCCTTCATAAGATATGCGGCGAGGATGAAGAGCGTTTAATTTATTGCCTTACCCTCATTGGCTACATGCTCCACCGATTTAAAGATCCGGCCCGGCCTTATGCGGCGGTATTGGCTGAAGAAACCGAATCGGATAAAGAAGGTGGCGGCACCGGCAAGGGGATTTTTATAAAGGCTATTTCCCAACTATTGCGAACGGTAAAGCTGGATGGTAAAACCTTTAAGATCGACAAGAACTTTTCTTTCCAACGGGTGAGCCTGGACACTCAGTTAATTGTAGTTGAGGATTGCGATAAGGCTATGGATTTTGAGAAGTTTAATTCGCAAATAACTGAGGGTTCTACCGTTGAGAAGAAAAACAAGGATGAGCTATTTATTGATTATAAGGATAGCCCAAAGTTTGCTTTCACTACTAATTATACTTTGAACGTAAAAGGTAACCACGGCAAGCGGCGTACAAGGGTTTTTGAATTTGCGCCGTTTTTCGGGCCTAATAATACGCCTGCTGATTTTTTCGGGCACCTTCTTTTTGAGGATTGGGACCAGGACGAATGGAACCGCTTTTACAATCTTATGTTTTTCTGCCTGTCGTTGTACTTGGGATCGGGGTTAAAGGAACTTGCTATAAGCGAGAAATTAAAAAGGAAGCAAATAAAACTATCCTTTACGGATGAATTTATGGATTGGTTTGATCACTACATAACTAATGGCTGTGAGACCTGGAAACCGTTTAAAGAATTGTATAACTCTTTCCTTATTGAGAACGATTTTGAGAAGAAAGATTACCCACAAAAACGATTTAAAAAAGCAGTGCAATCGAGTGGTGAAATACTGGCACATCGAGTGGAAACTCAAAGAAATTGGAAGGCAAGCGGACAGCACGAGTTGAGAATTTTAAAAAACACTTAATAATTGAGTGCATGCACTTGATTATGTAAAAAATCGAGTGGCTGTTAACTATATAATAATCAATAAGTTAAGAAGCTACCACTCGAACCACTCGATTTGTCTAATGTTTTTTTAAAAAAAGGGAAAATATCAAAAATAGGGTATAAAGGTAGAGAGGTAGAAAAACGTAAAAAATCGAGTGTATCGAGTGGCAAAAAAAATAACGATGATAACTATTGAAGGTTACGCTAATTGGAAAGGTCAGATAGCAGTAGCCTCTAGCCTGGAAGATTGTTTAAAAATTATAGGAATCTAAAAAATAAGAGTTATGGAACTTAAAGGAATTATCAAAGAAGGTGAAAATAAAAGCCTCACCTGTTGCAGTTCAATAGCAGACATTGTTATTGGGGAAGTTTCTCTTTTCGATGAATTAGAAAAGTTGTTTAACCAAGATGCAGAAGAATATTTTAGTGCGTCATACGACAATCCCAGACAGAGCCCAAAATACGGTGTTAAGTATGTTATACTTGACGAAGCCCCAAATGAAGAAAAATCTTTCAACGATTTGAGCGCAGAAGTTCAAATTAACATGCTATATGCTGATTATTATTCGGGTTGTTATTCTGAGTACACTTGTGGTTATGGTGGATTTGATTACGTCTTAGGCAAAGACGGCGAAGGGCACTCTGTATTTGACGAGCTAAAAAGCTATATCGGCAAATACGTTCATTTCCAAATCTAAAATAAAAAACAAATATGGAACCACTATACAAATTTATCCCTGCCCTAAAAGGAGAAGATAGAAATGATATTGATACCATCAACAACAATTGCTGAATAGTGTTATGAACGTACAAGCGAGCGTGGCAACAGATGTTAAATAGAATTACATCTGCTCAGTACAAAAATAAAAAAAAGGAGAAAATAAAAACATGAATATACCAGATAGCGTAAAGAAAGCCATTGAAGAAAAATACCCGATTGATGAAAGCGGTATTACCAAATCAATTAATATTTCCGTAAATGCTATGGCAGACGCTTTACGTGAAGCAGCAAAAGACGGCTACTCCCTAGCCCCTCAATCAAATGCGGGTGTATGGGTTAATCTAAGAGAGAAGTTTTTTAAAGAGTGCGTTGATAATAAAGATTATTTAGAACACGGGTTGCCTCAAAGTAGACTTGTGATAAACATGCACCCTCACAACGTTTTTGAATGGTTTAAAGCAAGCATCACATTAGACGAAAGCCCCTCATCCTCCAAACCCAATGCGGGTGTAAGTGAGGAGGCGTTAAGAGAGTTTGCTATGACTTGCTGGAAATCCGGCGCAAATGCCTATAGGCTTTACCCAGACCAAAAACACTCTTTTGCAGACGTTAGCGAATACTTGATGGGAGAAGCTAAAAAGTTATCAGCATCCAAACCAAAAGACAATGAACTGCTAGAGGCGTTGCCTCCTGTTCCTGTTAAAGATTTTGGTACTTGTACTGCCAAAGGCTGTAATAAGCCTGCTATTGGCGATTATAACGGTCATGGAGACTTCGCTTGCGTTTATCACATGATAAAATGGGAGAACGAATTTGATGAAGATTATAAATAGCCAAAGAAGCCATTGCAAAACACGGGGGCGCAGAACAAAAATGAGGGTTAAAGCTATTTGGAACGCCTTTAAGCATGGTATTCTTCCGTGGTGGTGCTATGAGAGCCATAAGCATTACAAAGGCAACTATTGGGCGCATTTATGGCTTAACATAAAGTATGCTTGGCGGTGGGCAACATTTAGGGAATTTGAATCAGATATTGATTTTGAAAACAAAACAAACAAGGTTATGAAAAAGAAAAAGAAAAAAGAAGCTGAACTAACATTTACCAGAGACGAATTAGTAAGATTTGGTTATTACCTGCTATCCCCTGCAAGAAGGGAATTGTATTCCAAAAGCCCACAAGAAGGGTTTTCTGTAGAAGATCGGCTATCTCAGGTCAATCACGCAGATGTAGAGAACTTTATCAACCTTATTACAAACGGCGTTCCTATTGATGGGTGGATGGGGCCAGAGGCAACAACAGTAAAATAGTTAGTTATGGAAGTACAAGACCTTTTACAACTTAGATACAAAGTGATTGCTGATTACCCACAAAATCACAGGCCGGTTGGAAGCGTTATTGAAATTGACGAAAACGCTTATCAAGATAAGGGGATTCGTTTCATGTGTGAAAGACACCCGCATTTGTTCAAAAAACTTGAATGGTGGGAAGAAAGGAAGGGGTGTGAACTTCCGCAATATGTGAAAACCGGTGGAAGGGTATTTGAGGTTGATGAATACGAAGACGACAAAGATCATGGCTTAATGGTATGGTTTAAGAATCATAATCCTGTTGTTGGGGCAGCTATTCACGCACAAGTATTTCCAGCCACAAAAGAAGAATACGAGAACCAGTAAAATAAATTAAAACTATGAGACAATCAGCCTACATATCAGTTTTACCCGCAGAGGTAGTTTTTAAGACACAGGGCTTAACTATCAGCTACAAAACGACAAAAAATAGCTTGATTAAAATTGAAGATGGTAGTCATTCTGTTTTTGTTGAGCCGAAAGAATTAACAGAGTTTATTCAAGTGTTTAGGGATATAGAAAACATTTACGAATTAATGCTCAATAGCGAACAAGGCGCACAAGTGAGTGACACAACAGAAGTCTAATAGTAGCAATGCAGCCAGTAACAAAAATATATAACTATACTACATGGGGTAAGTGGTGGGTAGTAGTTGTTAAACCTATTAAAAGTTAAAAAGATGGAAATAATTGAAGGCAATAAGCTGATAGCTGAATTTATGGGTGAAACCCCCAAAGAATATAAGGATATGGGTATTTGGATAAAAGAGTATTCAATACGGGCAAATTATAATGAAGATTGGAATTTATTAATGCCTGTAGTAGAAAAGATAGAAAAGGACGTTTCTAAAGAGCCTTATTACGGCTTTACGGTTAGAATTTCTGATTTGTACTGTAGTATCGTTTGCCATGAAAAGTATTGTCAGGACGGGGTTATTTATCAAACACCTTACGGCTTCAAGCCTAATTCTAAAATAGAAGCTACTTGGTTAGCAGTAATTGAATTTATAAAATACTATAACCCCTTGCTCAATCAAAGGACGAACGATAAACCGAGCGTGGCAACAGGCGATGATAGTAGCAATGCAGATGATAACAAAACCTATTAAATCAAAATAAAGATGGAAAGAAAATTTAAGCTATTGCCTCCAACGATGCCAAACTTCGTTTTTATGGAAATGCCACCAAGACCAAAAGAGGAAGGCATTGATTTCGACAGGGGTAAAATATCAATCACTGATTTTACAAGAGAAGAAGCAGAGGAATACGGCGAACTAATGAAGCAAACATTTATTAAACATTGGGAATTTAAAACCAGCAACCCATGAACCAAGAACAGCGTATTAAAGAACTGGAAGCGGAGAATAAAAATACTTTGGTAATATCTGCCTTCCCCGGTACAGGTAAAACATATTTGTCAGGCAAGGTTAATGCTTTAGATTCTGATTCAAGCGCATTCTCATGGTTGCCTAAAACCAAAATTAGAAATCAGGCTTTCCCGTTCAATTATATAAAACACATTAAAGAGAATATTGGACGGTATGACTTCATTTTTGTTTCGTCACATAAAGAAGTTCGCACCTGCCTTGTTCAGTATAGCGTTGATTTTCTTTCTGTTTATCCTGAAAAAGCATTGAAAGATGAATATTTAGACAGATACAGGCAAAGAGGAAACGATAATACTTTCATTGAAATGATGGATAAAAATTGGGATTTGTTTATTGACGGTATGAAGGATTTAGAGGTTATGCAGCCGCTTATTTTAAAGTCAGGCGAATACTTATCAGACTATTTTTTGCTTAATCAAGGCACTACAGATGAACGGAGCGTCGCAACGATGCCAAATAGTACCACAGAAGCCGACAAAATAACCAACAACCCCTTACTAGGAGAACAGGTAATATATGTGCCAGATGATAACGGGCCTTATGATGTAGAAGGGCCTGAATTTGCAGATACTGTCCGGCAAACAACCCTATCCTCTTACATAAAAGAACTTAACAGGGTTTAAGCAAACCGCAAACAAAATATTAACCAGGCACTTTAGGATAAATTATATTTTATTGCCTAAGTTAGCTTAGTGAATACCAAAGCCGTCTGCTCAAGGTTTATCCAGGTTATTGACCATCTAACGGTGGTTACAGGTAAAAATGTAAAAGACTTATGCCAGGATTTAGAGTTTTCAGCGGGCTATGTTACAAACCTGAGACGAAAGCCGGTAAGTATAGGCTCCCATATCCTGATTAACCTTTACAGGAAATATAAAGTAAACCCTATTTTTATACTGTTAGGCGAAGGTGAAATGATACTGAGTAAGAAAGAGCGTAGTTTAAATGCCATCCTGAGTGCATTAGAGGCGAAACAAGACAAGGTATTAGAATTACAGGGAAGTATTATCACAAAGATGTTAGAGGCCCTTATATCGGTTAATGTGCTCCCTAGCGATGTAAAGAAACAACTGGCAGCAAAAGGGATTAAAAAATCAAACTAATGAACGCACAATTAGCAGATGTGAAGCCTATACGGGGTCAGGTATTTGTAACTTATGCCGACTATAAAAAATTAAAGCAGATATACAAGCCTGTTTTCATGGTAAGGCGTTTACGTAAAGGGATTAAAAAAAGTAATTGATGGAAGTTTCGGAAGAATATTTACAGGAGCTACTTTCAAGTGTTTTCCTTTGGGATGTAAAAGGAGGAACCAAATATTTACTTTTTATTTGTGATGTAGGTACTGGGGCAGATGTTGCTCATTACCTAAGACAGCATGGTTATAACGCTTGTGTATCAGTTGATGTTTTCTTGATGGGCGTTACCCAAATAAAAGTAGAAAGACAATGATAACCCACCCTGAATTAAAAGCAAGGCCTGAGCTTCAAGATTCTTTTGCCATGATTTACGAATGGGAAAAGTATTCTAAAGAGTTCGGCGTTCCTGTCTTTGTTTCTGAGTATGATGAAAAAGGAAAAATCATTCCAGCGGGTATGTACATGGTATTCTTCAGGGGCAAAAAGTGGTGGGGTTCGGTAAAAGTCAGCAAAGAATTAATTAACGATGAAAAGGCAATTGACAGCGTTATAAAATACTACTGTAAGAAACTTAAAGCAAAATACCAATGAAATACATACCCCTAATCCTATTATTTATTGCCTGTAACAAAGACGAAGAAAAGAAAGGCACTTGTTATGAATGCACTGTTTACCCTGGTAATGGGCAGCCTGAGTATAAAACCAATGTTTGCACAGACCGTATAGATACCGTTAAATTTACCGACCCACAAGGCAGATCGCAGGGAAGCGTTTGTGAACCTTTGTAAAAAGTTAGTTATGCTTACATTAGAAAAAATAAAAGAATTAAAAGTACAAGCTGAATCCCAACTGTCAGATATTATTGAAAATCTGGAAAGCGAAACACAATGTCGCTTTAAAGGGATAGCTATCCATGAGGACGCTACTAAATGCGGTTTGTTTCGCTCCTTTCATATAGAATTAAATATCCCTAACGAGCTATAAACTATCCTTTACTAAATAAAATTTGTTTTATTAAAACATATTATGTAATTTGGCTTCCCAAAGAGGTATTAATCTTTGGAAAAGAAAACTTATCCTGTTAAAACTAAGTCACTGGATCAAATTACTACCCAAGTAACTATTGATCTAAACGAAGTAAAGGAAAGAACTAATTCAAGATTCTTCTCTTTTATCATTCAATCCTCCACGCCTACACAAGGCACACCTCCCCGAGTGATCTATAACGTTAAAGGATTTCTTAAATCAGCTTAAAGGGCTGTTTTTCTGTTTTATCATTAATCGTTTATGCCAGCGGGTAGACCTCCTACATACAATACAGCAGAGGAATTAGAAGCAGCTATTAATAAATACTTCGAATCCTCATTTAAAATTACCATTAGCGGCCTCGCCTATCATTTAGGTTTTGAGAGCCGCCAATCTTTTTATGACTATGAAGAAAAGCCAGAATTTACTTACATAGTAAAAAGAGCAAGGGTAAGAGTAGAAATGAGTTATGAGGAAAGGCTACAGGAGAATGCCTGTACAGGGGCAATTTTCGCATTAAAGAATATGGGTTGGAAAGATAAGACAGAGGTGGACAACCGTTACCCTGATGGAGTAAGAATTAAGCACGAAAGGCAAGACGGTAACGATCCTTTAGAAGATGCCTGAGATACTAGCAATATCTAAGCATACGCCTGTTTACTATGCTAATAAGAAGGCTTTTGATTCAGGCAAATACAGGGTAATAGCTAATCAGGGAAGTACACGAAGTTCTAAAACTTATTCACTTTCTCAGCTAATGGTAGACATAGCGAGCGGTGAAATAAACGATATAACAGGTAAACAGTATGAGAAAACAGAAATATCAATAGTTAGCCCTTCCCTGCCTCACTTGAAGAAAGGAGCAAGGAAAGACGTACTTGAGATACTCGAAAACTTAAACCTGTTTAACGAGGAAGATTTTAATAGGACTGACCAGATATATCACTTTTCAACGGGCAGCACTATAGAGTTCTTTGGAGCTGAGGACAGCAAAAAGGTAAGAGGGCCAAGTAGGAAAATATTATACATCAATGAGGCTAACCTGATAGATAAGGCAACTTATTTACAGTTAGCGTTAAGAACGGAGGAAATAATATTTATCGACTTTAACCCGGCTGATGATTTTAGTTATGTGTATGAGGTGGCAGACAAACCAGGCAACAAGCTGATTATTTCTACTTACAGGAATAACCGGGCAAATCTGAGCGAAGCGCAAATAGAAGAAATAGAAGGGCTAAAAGACGCAGATGAAAACCTTTGGAAAGTATTTGGGTTGGGGCAGCGTGGATCCTCAAGCGAAACGATTTACACCCATTGGAAGCCCTGTAAACAATTACCCGGTAAGGGGGAAGTTTTTTATGGTCAGGATTTCGGGTACAACGTGCAGAGTGCTTTAGTGAGGTGTGAGCAATACGAAGGAAAGATTTACTGTGAGGAAGTGATTTATGAAACTAAGCTAACAACCGGCGATTTGATAGAAAGGTATAAGCAGATAGGAATTAAAAAGACGGATGAGATTTTTTGTGATGCAGCCGAACCAAAGACTATTGAAGAACTGATAAGGGCAGGCTATAACGCTAAACCGGCAGATAAAGATGTAACTGAGGGTATAAGGAAAGTAAAATCCATGCCTTTGCTTATTACAGAAAACTCAACTAATGTGATTAAAGAGATAAAGAATTATAAGTGGAAGAAAGATAAGAACGACAAAGTATTGGATGAGCCGGTAAAGTTTATGGATCACGCTTTAGATGCTTTGAGGTATGCGGTATTTACTAAACAGACGGCTTTTAAATTCAGCGTTGCTGTAGCATAAATATGGGACTATTCAGTTGGTTAAACAGGCAGGTAACGAGGGTGCAGCAAGTGCAGTATAGCCAGCCTTACTATTATGGCACTACAGTAACCTGGATAGATGATAAAACCGAAAAGTTCTTACAGGAAGGCTACTCAATGAATGAGACTATTTACTCAATAGCTCATATCACTAGCGAAAAGATAAAAGTAGCTCCCTGGAATGTTTACAAGGTAGTAGACGAAAGTTCTTTGAAACAGATGAAGGCTTTGCAGAAAGAAGGGAAGCCCGAAAACCATAAGAGAATACTGGATTTAAAGGTTAAGGCTTTGGAGCTTACAAGCGATTCCAAATTAAATGAGTTGTTACGGTGGCCCAATGAGGAAGAAACCTTTAGTGACCTCGTTGCACATTCAGCCATAAGCAAAATGATGACCGGTAATAGGTTTATCAGGGCTATAATGCTGGATGATGGGGCTAATACAGGCAAACCACATGAATTATACCTACTCCCGCCGCAATTCATAAATATCATTAATAACGGGGCTTACCCTTTAAGAACGGCTTCTTATCAACTTAATTGCGGGACGACAATTCCCTTCACTAAGGAGGAAGTGATGCATGATAAGTATTACAACCCTCTTTACGATCATCAAGGCGGTTCTCACTTGTTCGGCATGTCACCATTAAAGGCAGCACGTTACAGGCTTACAAATGACAATTCAGCAACGGAGGCAAGTACTAAGAGCTTTCAGAATATGGGGCCGGGTGGTATTGTGTATGTAGACGACGACAGGCTAACAGGTGAACAAACAGTAGAACAGGCAAGTGCAGTTAAAAAGAAATGGATTGAGGAAAACACAGGTAAGAGCAATGCCAAAAAGATAACCGTTAGTGGGTACAAGATGGGCTTTACCGAAATGGGAATAAGCCCGGTTGATCTGGCAATACTTGAGCAACAGAAATACAACTTAATAAGCTTCTGTAACATTTGGAATTTCCCTCACATAATGCTTTTGCCTGACCATGCAACGGATAACAACGTAGGCCATGCAGAAAGAGCCTTAACCAGTAGATGCGCCTTACCGTTAATGACTTCTTTTAGAGACAATTTTAACCGTAAGCTGCAAACCGATTGGGGTTACAAAGGGAAGAACATTTATATCGATTATGACCAGAGTGTTTATAGTGAGCTTGACGTAAACAGGGCCGAGGCTACACAATGGATTAAAGAAAGCTGGTGGTTAACCCTTAGGCAACGTTACGAACTACAAAATATTGAAATACCTGAGGCTGTAGATAATGATTTGTTAGATAAAATTTATGCGCCACAGGGTTATGGGTTGTTAGAAGATTTGTCAATGCCAAACCTAAATGAAGAGATATGAGAAATGAAGAAAAAGAATTGGTTGAGTTATTAGGCGAGTGCTGGAATAAATTTCATGCTATGCCTGAACTGCACCCATGCGACAGACAGGAGTTTGTATTTCATATTCATGCTTTACAGAACATGGTTTATGCAAGGGAAGGTTATAGGCAGTATAAAAATGATTCAGGGTATACGGTAACAATAAAGGCAGATGATTTAGAGAGAATCTATGTTCGCAATGTCAGCAAACAGCAAAGCAGGAGCTTTTGACAAGGGCAGTAACCATATCAAAAAACATTCAGCGCAGATACGAAAGGTTATTTGTAGGCAAGATTTATAAAGCCCTGCAAAGCCAGATAAAGACGTTTACAGCTAATCTGAAAGCAGGCGGGGTTGAATATGCCAAAGGTATCATGTCAACCGATGTAATGAACCTGCAAATAGGGCCGGTTATTCAGCAACTATACCGTTTGGCAGGTGTAACAAACGCTAACAACGTTTACCGTGATATAAAAAGATTTGAGCCTAAAGAAAAGTTAGCCGGTTTCGGATTCAATGAAAAGTGGACACAGGAAATTAACCGATACTTCCAGTTGCATCTTTTAGAGAAAGCAGTGTTACCAATTAGCGAAACAACGAAAAACCAAATACTAGCCTTGTTGCAAAAAGCTACTGAGGAAGGTTGGAGTGTGGAGCGCACAGTAAAAGAATTAGAAACGTCCGATATAACAAAGAACAGGGCACGAAAGATAGTAAGGACTGAGACAGTAAGAGCCGTGAATTTCGGCGGTATGTTGGGAGCCTATGAGAGTAAGCTAGTGATGGATAAAGAATGGATTTCAGCCCATGATAACCGTGTAAGAGGCAAGAAGCCAGAGGACAGGCATAGCCATGTTTCATTAGACGGTGACAAAACAGATATGCTAAAGCCGTTCCACGATTCCCGAAGCGGTGAGCCTATACAATTCCCTGGGGATCCTGAAGCAAGTGCAGGCAATACAATTAACTGTAGGTGTGTACTTGGATTCGTACCAAAAAGAGATAAAAACGGGCGGGTAATAAGAAAACCTGAGCCTGCCAGCGGAATAAAGACAAGCCTTGTGGATTTGTTGGGAGGCCTTGTATTAGGGATTGAATTAGTATCTGAATTTATAAATGATAACTAAATGAAAGATTATCAAAGTAAGGTTTTTAACCTGAAGGCATTAGATGTTGACGAAAAGAACAGAACGGTTAAAGTAGCTATTGCCGAACTGGAAAGCATTGATCGTGACAATGATGTTTTTGAGCCAGTGGCCTTTGATAAGACTATTAAAGAAAGCGGCCCTACTGGTTCTAATGAAGTATGGCATTTACTGGATCACACAGCTAAAAGTTTTTCTGCTTTATCTAAGTTTTCTGAATTGGGCAGGGATGGTAAATACATAGCAGGCGTATCTAAATATAAAAACTCTTTCGCCTGGCGTGAAGTTGCATGGCCACTATACGAAGCGGGAGATATTACGCAGCACTCAGTAGGCTTTAAAACGATCAAAGAAACAAAAGCAAGGGAAGGCCATAACATCATACAGGAAGTAAAGCTATTTGAAGGATCGGCGGTCTTGTGGGGTGCTAATCCCAATACGCCAACGATGCAGCTTGTTAAGTCGTTAATGAACATGGATGAAGATAGAGATATAACGGCGGCTGAAAAGATCGATGAAATAATAAAGAGGCTTAAGGATGGCCGTTATGAGGAAGAAAAGCAAAGTCTTCTGATTATAGAACTAAAACGATTACAGTATCATTTTGATAATAAAGATTTTTCTATGTTGACAGAACAGGAAAAAACCACTCAGCCGGAAGCACAAGCCACTGAGCCGGAAGCTAAGTCTGTTGATTATGGATTATTGCTCAATAATTATTTAACAACAAAAAACTTCCGATAATGGAACAAAAAGAATTTGACGCAAAGTTGGACAGCATAAAAGAAGCTGCCATAACTGAGGCAAAGGCAGCGGCTACATTAGCCACTGAAAACCTTACTAAAACAACCACTGAGCTTGCGCAGTCGGTAACGGTTTTAAAAGATGCAGCCGACAAAAACCAGGAGTTCATAGATAAATTTATTGCCAACCAAAAGCAAATTAAGTTGGCAGGTGACGAAGGGAATATAATTTCTGCTTTGGATGAAGGTTTGAAAGAAAAAGCAGCACAATTAAAAGAGTACAAAAGAACAAGGGTTCCCGTTGCTCTGGATATGAAAGCTGTAGGTAATATCGGCTCTGGCAACTTCACCACTTCCGGCACTGATACCTGGATGGGAGCACAACCGGTAATGCCAGGTGTAGCACGTATCGCTTATCCTCGTGAAAACATGAGGGATATTTTAGGAACTACACAGGTTCAAAGCGATTCTGTTAGTGTGCTTCGTGGTGTAGCGGGTGAAGGTGCGCCAACAACCGTTGCTCCCGGTGGCTCTAAGCCTCAATCCGATGCAGACTGGATTAAAGTAATAATCCCTATCACTAAAATTGCGCACCACTACAGAATACCTGAAGAATACCTGGAAGATTTGGGTTGGCTACGTGATGATATTACACAAACAGGTATAGCCGAATTGATTAAGCTGGAAAACAGTAAAATCATTTCCAATAGCACAGGCGGTGAGTTTTCCGGCCTTGTTCAAAATTCAACTGCTTTTGCTGCTCCTACAGGTTTGGCATTAGGCATTGAAGCCGCTAATAACTATGATGTACTGGTAGCAGCACAAACACAGCTAAGGAACGGCAACCGTGACGGCAATTTTATCTTAACTGATAATGATGGCTATGCACGTATGATACTTACCAAAGCAACAACCGGCGAATACGTATTTGGTGCGCCAAATATTGCAATGCCAAATGTGTTTGGAGTGCCTATTTACCCAATGAACAGCACAGCCCTGGCTGATAAGTTCATTGTCGGTGATAGGAACTATGCAACCATAGCGGTAAGGGCCGGAATAAGCGTAAGGTTTTACGATCAGGATCAGGACAACGCAATCAAAAACTTAGTAACCGTGGTTATTGAGGAAAGGCTTGCATTAGTTGTTAAACGTACTGATGCCTTTATCTATGGTGACTTCTCAGATGCAAGAGCAGCATTAGAGACCGCATAATATAGCTTGGTCAGTTTTGGATTTCATGGGTTAGAACGGGGGAGGGTTTAACCGCCCTCCCTTATTTAAAAACTTAAAAATTATGGCATACAAAGCAACAACAACTTTCTCTTTTGATGGGAAGGTTTACAATACAGGTGACACGATCACTGTAAGCGATCAGACAGCAATAGATGTGCTGTTAAAAAGAAAACATATTGTAGAAGGTAAGGGTAAAGACCCTGAGCCTGAGCCGGGCGAAAGGTTAAGCGATAGCCTGGAGAAAGACCGTAAAGATGCGGTACTGGTTAAGGAGAAAAAAACGGTGGTTGAGCCTGCCAAAGTAGAGAAGGCAGCAACCGGCAAAACAATTAAGAAAACAGCTAAAAAGAAATAAGATGCCTGTAATAATTGTAAAAAAATCCTTTAATGATAAGGAGAACGGGAATGTAAGAGTGAAGTCTAAAACAAAGCTCACTGTTTCAGAAGCAAGGGCAAATAAATTAATCGAGTACGGTTATGCCGTACTGAGCACAGACCCAGAAGGCGAAGCACTCAAAGAAGAAATGAAAGCAGCCCCTAAGAAAAAATAAATGGACGCACTAACCAACACGGACGGACTTTATAAAAGTAAGAATTGCTATAACGCTGTTTTAAGCTCTGTACGAATTATTGACGAACCTGTAACGGAGCCGGTAACACTTGCAGAGGCAAAAGAGTATTTGCTTGTTACCTATACGGACCGTGATGCAGAAATAGCGGCCATTATTTCCAGGTGCAGAAAGGCATTAGAGGATGATAAATGGATTTCAATAGTAGCTCAAAGCGTTAATGTAATTCTTAACAACAGTTTGGGCGGGATTGATCTTCCTTATGGGCCGGTGGTTGAGGTAACGGAAATGTTGGATAGTGAAGGCAACCCTATTGCAGAAGAAAATTACACGCTTGAAAACTTTACAATTGTCGCACCCCGTTACGACTATTTAGAGGTTAGTTATACAGCCGGTTACCCGGTGGATGAAGTGCCCGAAAACTTAAAACAGGAGTTGTTAGAAATGATTGATTGGATATTTTTTAGAAAAGGGTCGCTAGCTGAAGGACTTGCAAAGATTTCTAAAAGTAACAGTAAGAGAACCTGGCTAGTATGACCCTTCCAATATCATATAAAGTACCAACGGCAACAGCTACAGGAAGCGGTGGAACAACGTTTACTTATGCCAGCGGTGGGAGTGATTACGCTGATATAAAAGCCACCTATGAGAAAAACGAAAACATAGCAGACCAGACACAGCAAGGCAGCGAGTTAGTGTTTAAAATTCAGTACAGGCCAAGTTTAGCCATAACTGATAAATGGTTAATAGTATTTGAAGGAACGGATTATAAGATCAATTCCATTGAAAGAAAAGATTTAGATAAGAAATTTTATTTAATAAGAGGCAAAGCATTAAAGTGAACAGCTTCACCATAAAAATAGAAGGTTACGATAGGCTTCAGCAGGTATTAAAAGACTTGCCTAAGAAGAAATTGCAACAGGTGGAGGACGCTTTTGAGACGGCAACAATTAATATAAACCGTAACCAAAAAAGATTAGCCCCTATAGATTTTGGGGCCGGTGGCGGGTTGTTGGGAGCGATCACATTTAAGAAGAATACCGGCATAGAATACGAAATGACAGCGCAAAGGTTTTACGCTGCATACTTGGAGTTTGGAACTAAGAGCAGGGTAAAAATACCGGCTGAATTACAGGAAGTAGCAAGTCAATTTAAAGGCAAGGCAGCAGCGGGCCAAAGCGGTCAGGATTTTTACGATAACATACTGGCATGGGTAAAGAGGAAGGGTATAACGGGAGTGTATAGTGTAAAAACAAGACGCAGATTAAAAAGGCAAGATGATAATATAGAGGATGAGCAGGTAGCTTTTGCTATTTACCTGTCAATCCTAAGGCATGGTATAAGACCACAACCGTTTTTTTTCGCACCCTATTTTAACGAAAGACCTAAACTAATCAAAGAAATAAAGGAAATACTTACAGCGTGATAAACATAACCAAAAAGATAAGAACAGCCTACTACACAGCCTTAAACGGTGTTATATCCGTTCCGGTTGTTGATGGTTGGGATATGTCTAACGGTATGGTTGAAGATCACGTTATAATCAAAAATATTCAGGAAGTAAAACAGGACAGGACACAGCAAACCTACGGGGCACAGGCTATTGTAGAACTGGACATAGTTACTTATATGAAGAACGGGTTTACAAGCGATACAAGGGACGAAATAGAGGGTGAAATACTTGCCGTACTCAAACCAACAATTAACACAAACGGGCTAACGGTGACAGGCATAGGCCTTTACAACGTGGAGAAGGAAGGCAGCAACGATATAGATGAAATTTCACCTAGCGGTAACGTACTAAGAAAGATTTTAAGGATTTCTCAATTTATACAACAAAATTAAAAATTAAAGAAGATGGCAGCAGTTACAGACAGCGTTCAACAGTCAATCGTTCCCCTCAAAATATCTACCGATGCGGGAACTACCAAAAAGTCTATCGTTTGCTTACAGGAAGCGGGTTTCTCGTTTACTACAGCAACGACAGAGGAAGTTTCCCAATGCGGTACACATACCGGCAAAGGTGCAAGTTCATGGGAATACACCACTACTATTATTGTAAATACAGCACCAACAGCGGAAACAGAGGTTTCTTATGCTGATTTGTTGGCCCTTGCAGTGGCAAAGACTGATTTTCTGGTTTACGATCAGCACCCTTCAGACGGTTCAGACTGGTATCAATCAGGAACAGTGTTTATTTCCAACCTGACTAAAACAGGCGGTGCAGAAGGTTTGGTAAAAGCCTCTATGACATTAAAAGGATCAGGAACCTTAGACATTGCTGTATAATATGAACGGTTACACTAGGATAACAATAGAAGGCCATGAAGTAGGCTTAAAGTTCGGTACAGAAGCAACTGTAATGTTTTTAACAGCATATCATTCACAGGCAAATATGTATAACAATGAGGGCGGGCTTACGTTTTTAGGAATCAGTAAAATTATAGAATGCGGTTATTTAAATAACTGTGCTCTAAATGGCAAGGAACCAATATACGATTCAAGCTTTTTCTATGATTGGACATTTGCCGCACTCAAAACAGCAGAAGGGGCAAAAGAGATAGAGAAGGTGTGTGTTTCTTGGTATGAATCACAATACGTAAACGATGTGTTAGATAAGTTGAATGCATTAAACGCAGAGGCAGAACAAGAGGAAAAAAAAACACTCGTCCTGACTTCATAGAAATTAAGGCCGCTTTGTTTGCTGATGGTGTATTGCCCTCCCAATTGTTAGAAATGACTTGGCGGGACGTTCACATTAGGTTGTATGGAATTGAGAAAAGAAAAATAGAACATCAAAGGAACGCAAGAAATATCGCTTATGCCATCCACGTACACAATGTAGAAAGGCAACACAGATTATCGGTTTTTGATTTTATGCCACTTTCAGGCGATCCAACGAGGCAAGAACTGGCAGAGCACAAGGCAAAGCAAGATCAAAGGGAAGCAGCAGAATTACGGCAACTGTATGAATTAGGAATGAAAATGTTTAACAACGCTGAGGCATAAATGGAAACTGGATTAAAAATAATAATAGGTGCAGATGCTTCAGGTGTTGAACAGGCTTTTGTGGAGGTATCACAGGAAGCTAAAAAAGCCGTTGACGCATTTTCAAAAGTAGATGTTGCAGCGGCTAAAACAGCCGGTTCATTTGATAAAGTAGCGGCGGCGACTCCCAAAGTAACACAGGGAGCAAGCGCAATGGTTAAGACCGTTACGCAGGCGGGTGTAGCATTGGATAAGACCGCCAAAACCTCAAATTCAGCTACACAAGCATTAATTAATGTCTCCCGTGTCGCGCAAGATGCCCCTTATGGGTTTATTGGCATAGCAAATAACTTAAATCCACTCTTAGAAGGATTCCAAAGATTAAGACAGGAATCAGGTAGCAATAGTTCAGCCTTAAAAGCATTAGGTAGCTCATTGATCGGCCCCGGAGGTATTGGGTTAGCATTGGGTATAGTATCTTCTTTACTTGTTGTATTTGGTGACAGATTATTTAAGAGTACAAGCGCAGTAGACAAGCAGAAGGAAGCGGTTAAAAAAGCTAAGGAGCAACTAGATGATTATGCAGAATCTTTAAGCGATGTACAAAAGGTTGATTTGTTTGGCACTCAGAATGCACAGGAAGAACTTGTAAAACTTAGGACGCTTTACGAGGCTGCGACTAATTTAAATATCCCGATTGCCCAAAGGAAGAAATTAGTAGATGAATTACAGTCTCAATACCCTACCTACTTTGCAAATTTTTCAGATGAGATAATATTAGCGGGCGGTGCTAAAGCTGCATACGATAAACTAACCACTTCTATACTTGCTTCAGGTAGAGCACGTGCAGGGCTTGAGTTGGTTGTTCAAAAGCAAAAGGATTTATTAAATGTAGAAAACCAGATTTCACAGAACCAGGCAAAGCGTACAGCCTTACAGATAAAATTAAACCAACAGATTGCCGGTGAAAACAAGGTAAGGATAGTAACCGATGATTTAGGCAATGCCATTAATACGCAAACCGAAGAATCTTTTAAGTTAAGCCACCAGATTAACGAGAGTACGAAGGAAGGCAATAAACTTTTAGAGCAAAGGTTTGAAC